GCCCAGGCTGCTGCGCCCGCCGCTATGCCCGCCCAGGCTGCTGCGCCCGCCGCTACGCCCGTGCCCGCCCAGGCTGCTGCCCCTGCCCCTGCGCCCGTCGCCCCGCCAGCTACACCGGCAACCGACCCTGCGTCGCTGGACGCCCTCATCAATCGAGTCGAAACCGAAACAGACGAAGCACGGTACGCCCAAGCAATGGACGCGCTGTTCCGAAAGTACGCGACCGGCACCAACGCCGAAGCCGAGGCGATCTCCGAATACTCGGCCCGGCAGGGGCGAGCGTTCCAACGCGACTGGCTGGCCGCCGAGGCGCGGGTTGACGGCGTTGCGGTTCCCGATGCCGGTATCGACAGCGAGGAACTGGCCCGCGCAAACCAGCGGCCCACCAAGTTCAGCCAAGGGCGTGCGCTGCCCGAGGGGCAAGGCGTGCCGCTTGAGCGGGCGCAGCAGGTTGTGCAAACGGCACTCACCAAGCTAGGGTTGGCGGGGCGCGTCAACATCGAAGTCCATCGCCGCCCAGGCGACGTTGGAGTGACGCCTCCAGACGGGGTTACTCCCGCCGGGGCTACGCTGGGCGACGGGCGGATCGCGGTGTTCTCAGACTTTAACCCCGACGCCGCGAGCGTATTCCGCACCGTGTTTCACGAGCTGTTTCACGCAGGCTTGAGCCGGACTGCAGGCGGCGCGTACTTGCAGCAGATGGCGCGGTTCGCCCTCGACCCGCTGGTGCGCACCTATGCCACGCGCTGGAAAGATACCCCGGACGGGCGCCGTGCAAAAGCCGAGCTGGCCCCGCAGAACTATGAGGCGCTGGCGGTAGAGGAAGCGCTGGCAAACGTGGCCGAGGATATGGCCGCCGGGCAGGTAGGCACCCGAGAAATGAACCGTTTTGTGCGGGCCATTACGGAGCGCTTGGCGCAACTGGCGCAGTTCGTTGGACTGGGCGGCGTAGCCCAACAGCTTCGGCGCATGACCTACTCGGACGCGGAACGGTTCGTGATGGAGACCCTGCGCGGCTCCAGCTTCGACGCGCCGACGCCGCCCGCCGCGCCCGGCCCCGGCACCCCGGCCCCCGGCACCCGCTTCCGGCAGATGCCGCAGCCCGAGGCGCTGCGCAGGCCCGCCCAGTACGTGAGTACCTTTTTGAACGCCCTCAAAGACGGCAAGGATTGGACGCTACATCGGTTGATGTTCACCGAGGATTTGCTTAATGTGGCATCTAGGCTGGGGTCAGACGCCCGGCTGGCGTCCGCCGCTGAGTACAAAAGCAAGATGGCCACGATCACCGTGGAGCTTGAGAAACGCCTGCGGAACCTGGCCGGGGTTTGGCAGAACTTCGTCTCTCTCCCCGAGCACGAGCGGGGCACCACCCCCACGTCCGTCAACGGGGTACTCATGGCGTCCACGCTCCAGAAGGAGTGGGCTTTTGCTCCCGACTGGCTGCCCGCTGACAGCTACACGTACAACCCGGACAGCACGGTAGCAAAAAACTTTCGGGCGCTTTCCCCGGCCGCGAGAGATATGGTGGTGCAGGTGTTCCGCCACGCGCACACGTCGCTGCAAGACCTGCGCAAAGTCACCCTCGAAAAAGTGGCCTCGGAGTACGACGCGGCCATCACCGGCGAACGGGCGCAAGGCCACGAGGAAGCGGCTGTTAAGCTGGAGCAGGAAAAGCTGAAGCACATACAGGACGTTAGCCAACTGCTGCTGCGTCCTAACAACTGGCCCTACGCCCCGCTCAAGCGCTTCGGCAAGTATGTGGTGGTTGGCGTATCGCAGCGGTACGCCGACGTGGCAACGGCGGTGAGCAAGTCGCCCCACGACAAGGCCCTGCGGGCGGAGTTCGAGACATTGCAAGCCGACCCGGCGCACTACTACGTGGGCTTCGCGGAAACCAAGCGGCAAGCCCGCAAAGAGGTTGAAGCCGTCGGCGCCGAAACCGGGCTGACGATGGACTTCTTCGAGCGCACGGACGAGGACAACATGCTGACTTCCGGGCGGGACATGCTGTCGGCGTTTCAGCGGCTGCGCAACGTGGTGAACGACACGAAGGGCTTGGACGACAACATCGGTTCCAAGCTCGACGCCACCATGCGCGGGCTGTACTTGCAGATTCTGTCTGACACCAGCGTGCGCAAGGCCGAGCTGGAGCGCAAGGGTGTGGCCGGGGCCGACAAAGACATGATGCGCTCTTTCATCAGCCAAGGGCAGGCGCAGGCGCACTACATCGCCAACCTGTCCACCGTCGGGGACGTGAACGACTTGCTCCACAATATGCGCCGGGAGGCGTCGCGTCCGGGCGGCAACCGCACGAAGCGCATGGAGCTGTTCAACGAGATTCTGCGTCGGCACGAAATGAACCTGGACTACACCGACACGCCGATCATCGACCGGCTGCTGGCAGTCACGTCGGTTTACATGCTGCTGTCGAACCCAAGCTACTACATGCTGAACCTGACGCAGCCGTGGATGATGTCGCTACCGATGCTGGCGGCCAAGCACGGGTACACCAACGCCGCGAACCATTTGTTGAAGTCGTACAAAGACATCCTGCCCGCCATAAAAGATGGGTCGTTCCGCCAAGACGATTACTCTAAACTGCCCGCTGACGTAAAGGAAGCCATCGAAGCCCTCGCCAACCGAGACCGGATCGAGATTTCGCTGGAGATCGAGCTTGGCAAAGCGCGCTCGGAAGTCAGCACGGGGATGGAAACTTTCGAGCGAGCGACAGGGTTCTTGCGCAATGTGGCGCAGTCCGTCGAGGCCACAAACCGTTTGGCCACGGCCATTGCGGCCTACCGCATGGAGAAGCAGGCGATACTCGGGCGCAAACACTCCGCCGAGGCGGCGCACTCCGGGGCGGTGGACTACGCCGAGAAGGTGCTGTACGAGACCCACGGCAGCTACACCGCGTTCAACGCCCCGCGCTTCATGCGCACAGGCTTGGGCCGAGTGGCTACCCAGTTCCGCAAGTTCCAGTTGATCCAGGCCAGCATGTTTGCCCGGTTCTTGCACGATGCGTTCAAAGGCGAGAGCGCCGAAGTGAAGGCTACTGCGAAGGCGGCGCTGGCGTTCAACCTGGCCCACTTGGTTGCGTTCGCCGGGGTAATGGGGCTGCCGGGCTTTACGGCGATTGCCTTCCTGATCGGAGCTGCTTGGGACAACGACGAGCCAGATGACCCAGAAGCCACACTGCGCCGGGCTATTGGTGACAACGCCGTGGCCGACTTGCTGCTGCGCGGGCTGCCTAAGACTTTGGGGTTGGACATATCCGACCGCGTGGGTGCCGGGTCGATGTTGTCGTTGATGCCGTTCGCGGATGTGGGCACCTCAAGGGAGGGCTACGCGGAAATCCTCATGGGCGCTTTGGGGCCGTCTATCGGCGGGATGCTGCCGCGCCTGTTCGACGGGGTGTCGCAGATGCGGGCGGGCAACTTGTGGCAGGGGATGGAGTTGATGCTGCCGGGCGTACTGGGCAACTCGCTGCGCGGGTATCGGTTCGCTACCGAGGGCGTCACCAACCGCGCCGGGGATTTGATGCTGCCGCCCGAGGACATCCACTTCACGCACGGCGTAATGCAGGCGCTGGGCCTGCCGACCAACATCCTCACCGACCGGAGGTTCCTGAACGCTGCGCAGTTCCGCGCCGACCAGTTCTACACCGCCCGTACAACCCGCCTGAAACGGGCCTACACCGAGGCGTACAACGCGGGCGACGGCCCCGGCAAGGCTGCGGTACTGGAGGACTGGAAAGCCCTGCAAGAAGCCCGCAAGCGGGTCGGGTTCAGCGTGCAGCCGCTGTCCACCCTGCTGCGCGCCCCGCAGGAGCAGCGTGCGAGAGAAGCATCCGTGGTTGACGGCGTGCGCGCTAGCCCGCGCCACGAGAACTTCACCCAGCTACTGACCGAGTAAAGCCCCCGAAGGGGCTAGGGTCAAGCTGTGGCTTCTTCTTGAGGCTCCTGCCCCGGCAGGTACACGACCTTGCCTTGCCGGGCTACGTCTTGCATGTGGCCCAGCAAGTCCTCCCCGCGTATCGCGGCCAGTTTGTGGACGTTGAACAGGTAGCACTGGACGCCCACACTGCCGGGGCTTTCGCGCATACCCCTGAACAAGTTGTAGCGGGATGCCCAGCGCTTGCTGTACCCCTTGCCGCCCAGGTCAGATGCACGGATGCGGGAGAGCACGTCGTTGACTTTGGCCGCGTTGATGAGCACCGCTTCGCGGGACTTGTTGGCGGTACACCACTCGCGGATGGCATCGACGGACACGTAGGTAACGCCGGTGTTCATGATGTGCCGGGCCTTGACATCGAACGGCGTGCGGCCCCGCACGTCCTGGTCGTAGGCTACGGTGTGGATGTTGCGGCGCGTCTCCCCGGCGGTGATGATGGTGTTGGGCTGCATTTCCAGCAGCATTTTTTCCAGCAGCTCCAAGCCATCGGTGGGCACTACGTGGTCGTCCACGTACTCGCAGGCGGCCCGGTAGGCGCGCAGAAACTCCGCGATCATGCCGTCCATGTTGAAGGGCATCAGGTTCAGCGGGGCCAGCAGGTCGTTGAGGGCCACCAGCGCGCCCAGCCCGCGATACTGGAACCGCGAAGCCTGCTGTTCCCGGACAGCTTGCACTAGGCTGGACGCCTTGCCCACCGCGTCGCTCACCAGCGCGTTGATTTTCTCCACGCCCATCCGGCAGATCAGCAGATGGACGATGGCGCCCAGCGCCCCGGCATGGTTCGACATCAGCTTCCAGTCCCGCTCAAAACCCTGCTGCGCCTCGATGCCGAAGTTAGGCATCCGCTCCACGTCCAGCTCAAGCAAGCGGAACTGCTCGGCGGAGGACTCCTTGCGTATCTGGGAAATGATCTCCCGCTGGCTCTTGTTGGTGCCGATCAGACAGGTGAGCGCCCACGGGGACGCGGCGTTGAGGCCGCCGTCTTTGGTAGCCCGCACCTTGCCCGACCCGTTGGCGATGGTGCGGATTAATATGGCCAAGGACTTCGCGTCCATGTCGCCCATCTCGTCCATGTTGACGGGCATGGTGCCGGACATGGAGAACCGGGCCAGCCGCCCGTTGAGTGTGGTGCTGGTGTCGTCGCTGTCTCGGTTGAGCCCGCTGGGCAGGCCAAAAGCGAGCTGTGAGCAGCGCATGGCGGTAGTCTTACCCTTGCCCCCGTTCTCGGAGAACATCGCCAAGGAGAGGCCGTTAGGGGGCAGCGTGACGCCCTTCCAATACCCATCGGTGACGAAGGCCATGAGCGGGCTGGCGATGCCCAGCATGATTGCGAGCTGGTACTTCTCGAACCCTTCATGCGCGTAGTACCGGCGCATGAAATCGACGTGGGCCTTGGCCGAAGGTTTGATGTGGGTTTTCCACACGTCGGCACCCCACTTGTCGTCCGGCGACGTGGGCAGCGGGATGGTGTAGTGCGCGGCTTCCGTGCGCAGCCCACGGGAGATCATGGCCTTCTCGATGGTGCCGTCGCCGTAGATCAGGTACGGGCCGTGGGCGGCGACTATCGCGCCATCTTCCAGGATGCGCAGGCCGAAGCGGTCGGTGACTTTGGGGCGCTGGAACAAGTCGTTTTTTAGGCGCTGGAGCTGGCCCTTTGCGTAGCTCTCAAGTGACATAGGAGCCCTCTTATCGGTGGTCAGGTGGATGCCCTTGCTGGCAAGAAACTTGGTGAGGTCAGCCCGCGACGCAAGCAGGGACTGCTCCATGAGGTAGCTGCGGCGGATCGTGCGATCCATCTTGTGCAACACAACCTGCGCGGTGTCGTCGGAGTCGCTGGCGTCCGCCCACTGCCCGAACCAGAAGATATCGTGCGTTACCGGGATGGTTTGCGGCACCACGGTTTCGTCTCCATCCTCATCGACCTTGACCGCCTTGGTCTTGTGTATCAGCAGGTGGTAGCCGTTGTGCGGTATGACCTGAAACTCGGCGGGCAGGTAGCCGTCCCACGGGTTGCCCGCAGGCGGGGGCGGTGCGGCGGGTGCAGGCCGGGCTTCTTCGGGGAGGGCTTGGACTTCCTCGTCCTTCATCGCCCCGAGCTGCACGGGCGCTTTGATTTTGCCCCGGTGCTTGCAGCCTGCGCACTCCGCCGAAGCGAACTCGCTGAAGGCATCGCATGTAGCCGGGCCGGTGGCCCACCGATCGTACTTCTCGCGCAGTTCATCTTCATCGTAGCTCGGGTGGCGGCAGCTCACCGCTGTGGCGGCAGCGAACCCTTCGACCGTGAACTTGGCCGTGCCGATTGCCAGCCTCCAGAACGGTTCTTCGACGTGCTCTTGGTCGGTGAACGCCCGGCGCATGGCGGCGCAGCGGAGAACGATCTTCTTGAACGACTTGGGGATGTTCTCGATGGGCAGTATGTCCGCGTTCACGCTGGTGTCGTAACGCGGCCCGGTGACGTACCCGACTATCTGCGCGAAACTTTCCAGGGTGTACACGGCGGGCGATTCTTGCAGCACGGCGACTACTTTCCCGTTCCCGTGCAGGGTGCCGACGGGGCGCAGCAGCCGCGAGTGGTCGCACGTCACTGAGCTGTCGATCTTCAGCCCGTGCGCGGCCCCAAACTTCTGAAGCCCCTTGGCTAGCGGCAGCCACTGCTCGGGGATAACCGGGGCGTCCAGCTCGTAGTAAACGTGCAGCCCCTCCCCGCTGGACACCGCGAGGCTGAACGCCAGGCCGGTGCTTTGAGTGAACCGTGTGAGGGCTTCGAGGGCTTCCGCTTGGTCGGCGTACACCTTCTTGGCCCCTTGGGTCGCCAGCTTCTTTTCCCCGGCGTCGATGTCCAGGCGGAGGCACTTGAGCTGGTCAACATTGTCCTGTGTGCGCCCCGCGTAAGCAGTGCCTGCCTTGAGGAACGACGCGGCGCCGAAGTAGCAGTCGGTGCGCCCCTCGGCTATCAAGGCTTCAGTCTGAACTTGAAGCCCTAGCAGAGAGTCCGCCCAGTAATTGCGGCGGTTCTCGGTGGTGAACAGCGTGTAAACGCCGGTGGATGGGAGGGTGCGCCTGTAGAAGTCAGACAGTAGCATCGTGGGCTTTCTGGGCTTTCGCTATAACGTCGGCCCAGTGCGGGGACATGAGGTTGTCCAGCGGGCTCTGCCGAAACGGTACCGGGAAGTTGTCGTCGTTGAGCGCGTCGGCCCACGGGCGCAACTTGTGGCATGAAGCCGGGGGGATTCTGCTCGCACGTTCGGCGCGCATCATCTTGTACGCCAGCTCGTTGACGTATTCGAGTGTAACGGGCAACGGTTTGGTTGTGCGCAGCGTAAGCCAGCGAAACACCTGCATACGGGCAAACCCCGATATGCGCGCCAGCACGCCGCTCGGGATGCCTACCTCTTTGAACACCGCAACGCACTGCGGCATCGTCATGAGCGGCAACTGCGGCGCACCCTTCATTCTTGGCGTGGACATTTGGTGTGCTCCTTTATGGAACCCCCGCCGAAGCGGGGGCCGGGTTGTTAGTCGTCCTTGTTGCCGAGCAGCGCATCGAGGTCAGCCAGCAGGGACGCCGAAGCGGCCTCAGCTTTCGCGGCTACGGGTGCAGGTGCGGCAGGTGCGGGCGCAGGTGCAGGCTTGGCGGCCTTGACGGGCTTGGCCGGGGCGGGCGGAGGCGGGGCTTCCTCGTCGTCCGCTGCGCTGGCGGTTGGTGCCGGGAGCCCCTTGGCGTTTGCCCGCTCCGCCAGCGCTGCATCCAGCTCGTCAGCGGGGTCGGTGCGCGGCGCGTAAACCAAGTCATCCACCCCGACGATAGCCCGCACAAGCTCGTCGTCGTACAGCCCGCTCACTTGGGCGTACCCGGTATCGTCCATCAACCCGACAGGCTTGAAGGTCAGCTTGGGGCTGGGCGCTTCCCGGTCGAAACCGATCTTGACCACGACCGCGTTGTAAGGCACCTTGCGGCTGGCCACGGTGCGCAGCATTTCCTTGAGCGCCTTGAGCGATGCGGGTGGAACGCGCAGCAGCGTTGGGTTCATGTTGTCCGGGGTGCTGATGGCGATGCGGGCGTTGTCTTGGCACGCTTTGCCCTTGGCTTCACCGTCCGCCCCGACGCGGGCACCCCACTGGTTATGCGGGCAGACTGCGCACTTCTTGGACTGCGGCGTCTGGGCGTTGGGTGAGGGTGCTTGGCCGTCGTAGGAGTAGCAGTCGGGGCGGGCACCGTCGGACTCACCCTCGCTGTACTTCTTGTTGTAGTACACCTTGGTGTGCATGTTCGCCCGCAGGAACACGACGCCGATGGATTGCGCCACTTCTTCCGGGTCGTCCGGTTTGGTCAGCACGGTGCGGGAGCCGTCCTGAACCATCGTGAACACTTTGCCCTTGATGGACATGACGGGGAACCCCGTGGCGCGGATGACTTCCTTGTTGATGTCCAGCAGGTTCGGGGAGCTGGTCAGGTAGGCGGGCAGGGCGGACTGGTTTTCAAAGGGTACGAGTTTCATGATCGGCTTTCAGGTTTAACGGGGGGATTTGGTGACAGCGTCGTTGACGCGATCTTGCAGTTCGTGAACGCAGGTTTGCAGCAGCGCCAGCGGCATACCTTGGCGGGCGCCCATCGTGAGCAGCGAATCCGCGAGGGCATTCACCAGTTCTTGGCTGCTGATGGCGGGCCACTGCGGCGTAGGCGTCTCGGTCATCTTGGTGAAGAAGGCCGTGAACTCGGCGCGCATCAGGTTGCGGACATGCGTCTGCGTTTGGGCGGGCAGGTTCTCGAACTTCAGGGGGGATTTGTTGGTCGGCACACTAACTCCTTTTGATGTTGACTACACGTTCTTCCCGCCAGTTGAGGCCCGGAGGGAGATCATTATGGGCGTCGCGCCATGAGGCGATCACTGTTTTTGTCACGTCGCGCTTGAGCATACTCCACTCATCATTGCGCTTCACGAAATCCAGGAAGGATTCCCAGTCAGCTACCGATGCGCTGGTGCGCCTCGATATGTAGGGGGTGCCGAACGGTGTGCGCACCGACTCAACACCCAGCTCCTGCATCACATGCAGAAGGTAGTTCTCGACCCGCTCCATCGCGGTGTCGATGTCCGCCACACTGGCGTCGTAGGCGGCTTTGAGTTCCGTCTTGCGATCCCGCAGTGCGATGTACCTTTCAACCAAGGCCGCAACCTGCGGCGCGTCTTGCTCTGGCATGGTTTTCTCCTTTGATGTCACCTATTATACACGCAAATGCCCGGCGTGTCAAGTGGGGGCCTGCCCAAACATACTGAGCAGCGTGCCTTGCACGGACTCCCGGCGCTCCAGCCGCTCATACATGCGGCGCTCCAAGTCAGACCCTTGCACCTTGACGATCAGCGTGTTGCGCGTCTGGCCGGGGCGCACGATGCGGGCGTTAGCCTGCTGGTAGGTCTCGGCTGAATTGGTAGGGGCGTACCAGCAGATTGTGTCCGCCGCCGTCAGCGACAGCCCGTGCGCCATCGTCCCCGGCTGCGCGATCAGCACCTTGGCCCCGCTCGGCTGCATGAAGTCGTGGAACACCTCGTCGCGTTGCGTTTTGCTCGTTGCCCCGTTCACCACGTTGACGCTGTAATGCTCGCGCACCGCCTCAACCAGCACCTCCAGCGCGCCAGTTAGCGGCACGAACACGATAACCTTGGCGGAGGCCCCCTCGATCACCTCCAGCACCGTGTCGATGCGCGGCTTGGCGGGGATGATCGTGTTGCCATCCAGCCCATACGCCACGCCGCAACATATCTGGAGCAGCTTGCCTAACTTCACCGCCTCGTTGACCGCCGTGATCTGCCCGCCTTCATACTCGGCGCGGAACTGCGACACCATTTGCTTGTACATCCGGGTCTGCTCCGAAGTCATCTCCGCTTCGCGGGTCACCACGGTCGTCGGCGGCAAGTCAAGACACTCGGCGCGGCTGAACCGGATGGCGGGCTGCATGTAGCGGAACACCGTGTCGAGCGCGTCTGGTTTGGCGGCCCACTTGTACGTCGTGACCTGTCGCATGGTCAAGTTCCTAAAGGCGTTGAAGTACCTAGGCCCCGCGCCGGGCGTGATGAGCTTGATCTGCGCCCATGCGTCGGTCGGCTCATTCGGCGTCGGCGTCCCGGTCATGCCCCACACCCACTCTATCGGGGCCGTCTTGAGCTTGGCGTCCCCGTTGACCAGTCGGTTGAGGCACTTCCACCGCTCGGTGTTCGCGTTGCGGAAGGACGCCAGCTCATCCACGATGACGAGCCCACGGCCGGGCTTGGTTGCGAACGCCTGAAGCAGCGCCCGGTTCTTCACTCCATCGTGGTTCAGGATGTAGATGTCGTACTTGTCCCGTGCGATCTTCAGCCGCCGCTCCGACGTGCCGTACACCACGCCGTAGCTCATATCGTGGATGTTCCTAAACACCTCATCCGCCCAAGTGCGCTCAAGCGTTGAGAGCGGGGAGATCACCAGCGCCCAGTCCACCACGCCGCAACGGCGCAGATAGTCAAAGGCCCACAATACCGACGCCGTTTTGCCTGTGCCCATGTCGTTGAGGATGAACGACCGGGGGTTGATGCTGGCGAACTCTGAAGTCTCCCGCTGGTGTGTGTACGGGCGAAACTTCCCCGGCCATTCGTAGTGGTGCGCAATCGGGCTGGGCGCTTTGATGCCGATGTTGCGCAGCACCCGCACCGTGTCCACATCATGGTCAACCGCGACGAGCGTGTGGCCTTTGTAATTGAGCGCCCGGGCGCTGGGCATCAGCCCCAATATCTGGTCAGGGTCGTTGAGGTTGAGCAGCAGCTTTTTGTGTTGTGTCGATACGAGCATCACAGCACCTTACGTCGGGGCTGCGCGGCGCGTTATCAGGCGCTCTAAGTCCTCCCTGCGCACATAGAGCGGCCCCTTGCGCGAGCCGCTGATGCGGAACGCCTTGATCGGCAGCGTGTCCGCCGCCGCCTTGCGCCGGGCGATCTTGGGCGTTACATGAAACACTGATTCCGCTATCTCGTCGAGGCGCACGAGGTGCTTGTCCATGCAAGTTGTTACGTCGTTCATGATTGAAATTCCTTTGCTGGTGTTGGGCGGCGGGCTTCAAACAGCTCGATCACCCGTGCCGCGTCATCTTCAGACTGCACGGTGTAGAACACCCCGCCCGCCGCCCTGATTTTTTGGGCCTGCCACTTCTGGTTTGCCGACAAGTAGTTGGGGAACACCTTGCACTCCAGCCCGCCGAACCGTCCACGGTAGCAGACCAGCAAGTCCGGGATGCCGTTCGACCCCATCGGGGTGCCGGGCACGTTGAACACGTAGAACCCGTGCGCTTCCAGGGCCAGCTTCACCTTGCGCTGGAGGTTGGCTTCCTTGCCCACGAACAACCCCTTCTGGTAGTGCCAGTGCCACCGCCCCGCGCATCCGAAGCACAGCGCCATCCCGTCTGCGAGCTTCAGCCTGGGCGGCAGCGCGGCTTTGGGCAGCGTGTGGTACTGGGGCGTCACATCTTGGGTGCTGGTGCAAACCCGGCAGGTGTTGTTGTCCCGCCCCATGATACCTTGCGCCCAGGCGGCGTAGCCCTTGTGCGCCCGCAGCGCGTCGGCCAGGTAGCTTGCAGTCACCGGGCCTTCCCAAGAAGCACGGCTTCTTCGTAGGGCACCAAGGAAGCCAAGTGGTCAGTTGCGTCCAAGAGCCTGCGCAGCAGCTCGCGCTCCAGCGGCGTCAGGTCGTTGTACATCAGCGCTTGGTTGATAAGTTCGTCGTTGGTCAGGTGTGATAGGGATTGCATATCAAACTCCACAATGGTCGCACAGTGCCTTGCCCACGGGGCACCAACTTTTGCACAGCCCCGAGGGGCGTGCGGGCCAGTCGTCTTTCTTCTCCGAAGTTTCCATGCGGTGAACGCGGGCAGCGAACTCCTGGAAGATCACGGGCTTGTCGTCTTGCGTGAACACCTCGGTGTCCATCTGCCCGGTCTGGAGCCAGATGTACCCGGTCTTGACCTGCTCCATCCACGGCCACAGCGCCAGCGCTGACCCCGCAAACAGCCGCAGTTGGTCGGCGTCGATCTTGCGCTTTCCGGTCTTGTAGTCCAGCACGATGGCCGTCTTTTCCTGCAACACGCACACGTCCAGCACTCCGCGCAACCACACGTCGCCGCCGAAGAACGTGGTCGGGCGCAAGGCTTTGGTCAGGCCGAACTTGTACTCCAGTTTCTTCTCGCCGGGTGCAGCCTTGAGCTTGTCGGCCACGGCGCGGTAGCCTTCGTACTTGTCGGCCAACTTGGCGGTGCCTCCAACGTACTTCTCCAAGGCGCTATGCACCTCGTTGCCGTGCCGGGCGGCGTCCGTCTGGGGCTCACTCACCTGCTTGCTGACTCGAGTCAGGAAGAACCTGCGCGGGCAGGTCTCGTAGGCAGTCAGGCTAGAGTAAGACCACGGCGTCGCCGTGCCTTTGCGCGGGGGGTTCACAGGGTTTCTCCTGTCTCAAGGCGGGTGGCAACCAGCTGGGCGTACCCGGCGATGTCCACCCAGGAATCGGCGTAGTCCGGGTCGCCGTTGATGATCCGGGCGATCTTGTGGCAAACCATGTCGAGCGCTTCCATCTGGTCATCCGCCAGAATCTTGTTGCGCTTGGCCAACTCCGCTGCGATGGCCCGCTTGAGCCGCTGCGCCACCTCGGCGTGCTGCGCAAACTTGCCGTAGCGCGTGCCACGTTCTTTGAGGGTGTCGTCGATGTTCATGGTGTGGTTTCCTGTGGGTTCCAAAGGCCCGTTGTGCGGGGTGAGTAAGACATTATAAGACAGTTCGCTTCACTTTGCCGCACCATAGGAGTCAGCAATATCTCCTTCCGACTCGGTGACAAGCTGCGGCCACCACGTCGGCGGCGCGCGCATGATGCCCTGCAGGGTGTCGAGCGCGGCATGCGCCTCCTGCTCTGGCAGCACGTACACCAGCTCATCGTGAACCATAAGCTGCGGACGGTGCCCCGTAGCACGGAAGAAGTCCACCGCGTTGTCTGCAATGGTGTCCCGCGCTAACGCTTGAATGCAGTTCTCATCAATTTTTCCAGCATATATGCGGGTTCGGTGTCGCCCCGCGCCGTACCACCACTCCGGGCGGCTGTCGTTGCCCGGCTCCGTGTGCAGCCCTGGGTATCGAATGACGCGCCCGCTCGGCAGGCGGATGCCCTCCTTGCAGGTGACACACAGACCCCACGGGTCTATGACCCGTTCAACGCCTTCGTAGATGTCTTGCAGCGCGGAGTGGCAGGTGCGCCAGCCCAGGACAATCTCGGCGTACTGCGCCCGCCACGCTTGCGTCACGCTCTCGGCTTCCTCATCGCTCAAGTCCAGCCCGCCCATGATCTTCGCTATGTTCTGGAATGTGCGCCAGCCCGCGCCGAAGCCAAGTCCGAGGTGACAGTTGGAAACTAGCCGCCCGTTCGCAGTGAAACGATTTCTTGGGCCGCAGTTGAGTAAGTCCCACACCCGCTGCCGGGCAGGCGCGGCCCCTGTTCCGTCAGCCGCCGGTTGCGCAGCCGTAACCCGCTCGGCATCTGGCGCGTCAACCTTCACCGGCGCCCCGCCGTAGCCCGTGCGAGCGAGCCGGAGTGATTGTGCGGCGGCGTCCCCGAACTGAACCTTGCGTCCGTCGGCAACCCACACGTCATGGTCTGGAGTTGCGGTAAGCCCGTCGTATGTGATGACATCTTTTTCCCCTTTATAGATGGCGCCCAGCGTGCCGACCCACTCTACCCCGTCCCAAACCAAATCCCTAGCAGTAACTTGCTCAATGGGTATCTCTCCGCAGCGGGTCAGCACAAGCGCGCCCTCGGCTATGCACATCTTTGCTAGCTGTCGTTGCTGCTTTGTCACCTCGTCAGGGGCGATGCCGTACCGCGCCGCAGCGAACGCCCGGTACAGGTCGGCCTTGCGGTCTTGCGCGTACAAGGCCATCGACTCCGGCACCTTCCACAGAAAATGGTTCACCCGCAGCTCGATGCCCGACTGGTCGGCCACCACGATCTTGTGCCCACGCGGGGCCTTGAGGCTGTTGCGCAGGGCGTCGGACACCTTGGGGTTCCTCGGGTCTATGCGCGGTAGGTTCTGCGGGTTGTACGCCCACCCACTCCAGCGCCCGGTCGTGTCCGCGCCGCAGTAGTTCAACGGCACCGGCAAGTACCCGCCGGTGGCCGCCGCCGCTTCCATGAAGGCCCCGATGCGGGTCTCCAGCAGGGTGGACTTGACGGCAAGCCGGGCCATCGCCGCCGCCGCCACGACCTCGTTGTCGTGGGATTGCAGTGCGATGAACGCGTCGTCGGTCTTGGCCAGCGCGGGCACCTGCTTATCAGGTGTAGTCGGGCTGGGCTTCATGGGCACTGGCACGTCCAGCGACTCAAGCAGCTTGGAGAACTTGGGCGCGCTCGCCAGCGCGGCCCGTACCGCTTCCTCCAGATCGCCCAAGTTCTCCGCTTCCGTTACGGCGTCGCCGCCCAGCCCGTGCTGCCGCATGTGGCGGGCCAGGGTCAGGATAGTCTTGCGCTTGCGGTCGCGCTCCACGGACAGGGCCACTTCCAGCAGCGGGGTGTCCACCTCGAAGCGAGACTCCACGAGCATCCGCACCGAGGCGTCGATGTGCCACAGCTCCTTGGCCGTGTAGTGCGGGCGCAGCTTGTGAAACAGCGCGTAGCACTGGTCAACATCGGCGGCGTTGTAGGCGGCCATGTCGCGCCGCTCCTGCGCAGTGAAGTCCTCCAGCCTGCGCCCCTTGGTGGTGTGCAGCACCGTCTGATCCTTGACACCAAGGCCGTAGTACTCAACCAGTTTGGCCAGGCTGTTGCCGGTTGTCTTGGTGTGGATCGGGCGGGCCATCGCCGCCGTGCAACCCCACATCTTGGGATGCACATCTTGGAACCGCCACGCCAGCAGCATCGAGTCGAACGCGCTCAGGTTGTGGCCGATCAACATGGCGGTGCTCCAGTCCACGGAGTCCAGCAGCTCCTGTGCGGCATCCTGCCCGAACACAACCCTCGTGGGGCCGCCGTTGACCTTGAGCCCCAAGGAAATGATCTGGGTCTTGGGGTCGGTGCAGTAGGTGATCGCTGGCATTTTGGACAGCGAGTGGTCAGCATCCCAGTAGGTTTCAAAGTCGATCGTTACTATGTTCACTTGGAACTCCTTTGTTCTTGCGGGCCGCGAATTCCGCCCTCGTGACGCCTAGGTTGAACACGCTGGAGGTCTTGAGCATCCTCAGCTTGTCGCCTTGGCGCTTGGAGTGCGCAGCCTTAGCCGTGACGGCCCGCTTGTAGGGCCTGTTGATGCCGGGGCCTAGACTGTATTGCGCCCTTGGGTAGGTGCGCTGGCCTTCTTGATCTGTCACCCAACCACTGACGTGCAGGCGCTGGGGGCGTCGGGGCGAGTCGCGGGTCATGCGGGACAGCACCCGGCTCACGCTGCTCGCGCTGTAGCGCAGGTGCGCTTGCAGTTCGGCGGAGGTCATAGGGCCAAGGGGAGTTATGGCTTCGATGATCTTATCAACGAGCGAGCCCCAAGCGTCGGGTATTTTAGACATACCGCACCTCACACCAGCAGGCCAAAGTCAGGCGCGCGCCAGCCGTCGGGCTTGCCGATCTTGCCGCCTTCCAGCAGCACGGGCTTGCCGCCTATCAGCTTGGCGTCGTTGCTGTCCAGCACCAACTCGTCGGCGGTGCGCTTGTCCATGCTTGCAAGGTAGGCGATGCCGTTACCCGTTACCTCGCGGTCGCACAGGGCGTCGAGGGCTTCGGCGCGCAGATCATCGGGGATGTACGCCGTCGATTCCCCGCGTTTAAGGTGGCCACTTACCCAAAGCAGGTCTAGAACCGCACGCTCTAGGGCGATTGCCGCAGACAGATTTGGAGGGTCGATGCGCAGGCAAGCCAGCAGCTCGAGTGTTTCTTCGATGTCGCACCCGATTTGCACAGACAAGGCACCGGGTGTATCGGGGGTTTTGCCGCAGGCCCGCAGCCAGTCGGCGGTTCGTTGGAAATTATTGTTCAAGAGGCTCTCCGTGGTCACTCTCGTGACAGTAGTCGGGTGGTGGGGTCTGGTCGTGCGGGTCGAGCCAGCTTGGCGCCCCGCAGTATTTGCAGGTGAACGGGGGTTCAGGGTTCACAACAGGCGTTGCGCGGATGGGGCAGCCGTGCCCTTGGCGGCAGTTGCCGTAGGCGTCGCAGCAGTTCATGGCCGCTCCCCATCGCAAGCGCCACGGCTTGGCAGCCGATAGGCATCCATCGCACCGGGTCGGCTAGGCGGCGCGTACAGCTCTGGGCAGGTGTAGGTGCCACTCATGCGGTCGAAGCGG